GACCGACTACTCGCTTGAGCGTTTAAGTCGTGATGAGTTTCTCAACATTCCTACAAAAACAACACAGGGACGACCTAATCAGTTTTTCTTAGATCGACAGCTTACGCCAAACTTAAAGATTTGGCCCACCCCTGAAAACACCACCGATTTAGTAATTTTTGACGCCTTAACACGCATAGATGATGCGGATGTATATACCAACACAATGGATTTACCCTTTCGTTTTTATCCTTGTTTGGCGGCAGGTCTGGCATATTATATTGCTTTAAAAAGAGCGCCAAACAGAGTGCAACTGTTAAAAGCAGTCTATGAAGAAGAGTTTGAACGCGCAGCAACGGAAGACCGAGACCGTTCTTCCTTTAATGTTGTTCCAAGACATGAATACTCAAGAGCAGGATAATGGCTAAGTTTGCTTCAGGAAAACACGCTTTTGCAATTTCTGATCGTAGTGGTCAGAGGTATCTTTATCGTGACATGAAGCGCGAGTGGAACGGCTTGCTGGTAGGCCCGGACGAGTATGAACCCAAGCATCCTCAATTAGGGCCTTTTCGTAAGGTAAGCGATCCCCAAGCACTTAGAAATGCTCGTCCAGAACCGAATCTTGTGCAAGAAAGAGCCGTTCAGCATGGCTTTGATCCTGTTGGTTTTGCGGATATACCGGGCCTCTCTCCCACCAATCTTTTGGCCCCAGAGTGTTTAGTGGGAACAGTTACAGTGGTGATAACATGAGCTTTACATATGCGCAGTTGCGAACAGCAATATCAGATTTTACAGAAAACGCTGAATTGACGGATCCTAGCGACGCGTCAAGCTTGACTGATTTTGGAAGAAATATTCCTATATTTATAAGATCTGCGGAAGAAAGAATTTTGAAGTCAGTTCAACTAGATTTTTTTCGTAAGAATGCGACGGGAACGGCATCTCAAAATGGAAAGTATGTAGCGCAACCTACTGATTTTTTAGCACCTTTTTCTTTTAGTTATGTGTCCAACAATGACTATGAGTTCTTAGAGTTTAAGGATGTGAGTTTTATTCAATCGTACACCCCCAACCCTGCGACAACGGGGCTACCCAAATATTATTCTGTTTTTGATAGCAGCAACTTTATTCTAGCCCCTACGCCAAATGCTAACCTTTCCGTTGAAATTCATTACTTTTATCGGCCTGCAAGTATTACCGCGGGTGCGGACAGTGGCACGACTTGGCTGAGTGAAAACGCTGAATTGAGTTTATTGTACGGTGCTTTAATAGAAGCTTACGTGTTTATGAAAGGTGAGCAAGATGTTATGGCCATGTATGACAAGAGGTATCAAGAAAGTTTAATTGGTTTAAAATTGTTGGGCGAATCTAAAGAAACAACGCAGGATTATCGTGTGGGACGCGTTATTCTTCCAAAACAATAAGAGGATACAATGGCTATAATTCAAACAACATGCACCTCTTTTAAGGTGGAGCTTCTAAAGGCCGAACATGACTTTGACACGGCTACCTTTAAGATTGCCTTGTACTCAAGCGCGGCTTCTTTGGGAGCGGATACAACCGCATATAGCACATCGAACGAAATAACGAATACGTCAGGATCGGCGTATACGGCTGGGGGAAAGAATTTAACAGTAACGGCGACTTTTCCAAAGTCTACGGGCACCACCGCTATGGTAGATTTTGGCAATGTAACTTGGGCTAATGCGACCTTCACAGCACGGGGAGCCTTGATTTACAACTCAAGTGCTTCCAATAAAGCGGTAGCTGTGTTAGATTTTGGATCAGATAGGGTCGCGAATAACTCTAGTTTTGAAGTACAGTTCCCCACAGCGGATGTTACATCTGCTATAATTAGGATAGCATAGGAGATATATCATGGCATCCTTCGTTAAAATAAATGACTTCGTTGCAAACGCAGTAGAGAATATGGACTTAGAAAGCGATCAACTTGTAATTGCTTTGTCTAATACAGCACCATCGTCAGAAAGTTCTAACCCAACTGCGGATACTAATGGCATATTAGGAAATGTAACCCAAATTAGTTACAGCAACTTGTCTTCTAGAAACCTTACTACAACTTCATCTGGACAATCAGGTGGTGTTTACAAGCTTGTCCTTGCAGATTTAACACTTACTGCATCAGGCGGTAGTGTTGCGGCCTTCCGGTACATTTACATTTATAATGACACTGTATCATCACCCGCCGACCCGCTCATTGGTTATTATGACTATGGCTCAAGCTTAACTCTTAATGATGGTGATACGTTTACTATCGACTTTAGCCCATCAAACGGTGTTATTCAGCTAACCTAATAAAGGGGTAGCTTATGCCTGTTCTTAAAAATAGGGCAAAGATGTCCACCAGTACAACGGGTACTGGAACCATTACGCTTGGCTCTGCGGAGGATGGGTATCAAACCTTCGCAGATGCTGGCGTATCTAATGCAGATGTGGTTCGCTACGTTATTGAGGATGGCAGTAACTTTGAGATAGGCACAGGGACCTATACAAGCTCTGGCACTACCCTTTCACGCACGGTGAGCGAAAGCAGCAACTCAGACGCAGCTATTAACCTTAGCGGATCAGCTACTGTGTTTATCGGGGCTACGGCTGAAGATATTCCAGCGCCTTATTCTAGGAAAACTGCTAACTATACCGCTTCTTCAGGTGATTTGGTTATTGCAGATACGTCAGGTGGTGTTTGGACACTGACTTTACCTGCCTCTCCCTCTACAGGTGATATTGTCACGGTCTCTGATGGGGACGACTGGTCAACCAATAACCTCACTATTGGAAGAAACAGCTCTACTATTGAGAGTGATGCTGCTGATATGACTATGGATGTGGGCGGTGTTTCAGTCCAATTCCTTTACGATGGTACAACTTGGCAAGTATATGCACAAGCTGGTGTCGAAGGTGGTGATGCAGAGTACGAGAAAGTAGGAACCATCTCCTCAAGTACACTTGACCTAGAAACGGGTAACGTTTTCTCTCATGCACCTTCAGCTAACGTAACTTATGTATTCAGCAATCCTCCTGCATCAGGAACTGCTTACGGCTTTACCTTAAAAGTTACACCGTCAGCTACTGTAACGGTTACTTGGCCCAGCGGTGTCGATTGGGCAGGTGGTACGGCACCAGATGCACCAGCATCAGGAGAGACTGATGTGTACGCCTTCTATACGCAAGATGGTGGAACAACGTACTACGGTTTCCAAGCTGGAGATGCTATGTCATGAGTATTTCAAGGCTTATGATGCAATGCAGCTCTGCTAGCGTTCCAGAAGGCGCATACACCTTAGACAGCCCAAAGCCAAAGAAACAATTTCAAAGGCTTTTCGTGGGGAACAAGGATATTTCGCCTCGCGGTGTTTTTTTAAAAGCGGACGGAACAAAAGTATATTTTACTGGCGGCGGCAGTCGCCAAATCCACCAGTACAATCTCAGCACTGCATTTGACTTAGGTACTAATACATATTTTGGCAAAGTAGAGCTTGGATTGAGATATCCCGGCGCTTTGATATTTAAGCCTGACGGCACCAAAGTTTATTTTATCAACAGTTCGACCACCGATTATGTGGAAGAGTGGGATCTATCTACGGCGTGGAATATTACAACCGCATCTGCCCATGCAACATATACCATAACACACGAAATTTATCCCTCTGGTTTATTCTTCAAGCCTGATGGCACTAGGATGTACGTTACCGGCAGTAATGACGATAACTGCATAGAGTACGATCTCAGCACGGCATGGGACGTCACTACCGTTTCGTATTCCAGAGAGGTATCCACCGGAATTACTAGTTACCCCCGTGATGTTTTTTTTAAAACCGATGGTACTAAAATGTACATCACAGAGGATGTTTTTGGTCAGAACGACAATACTATACGCGAGTACAATTTATCCACGGCATGGAACGTCACTACAGCAAGTTTTAGTCAAGAACTTCAGACAGAGAATCCCGCTTTTAATACCAACGTGAAAACAAGTCAGATTTATGGAATTTACTTTAAGTCTGATGGCACGAAAGCTTTTTATACAGGGGAGTCGCAGGATAGAATTGCAGGTATAGAACTTTCAACGGCTTGGGATATTTCAACGGCTAGTTGGCCTACTGCGGTCAATACCTCTGGAAGCAGCTTCTTTGTACAAACAAATTCATCTTATGACATTAATCAAACAGGTCTGTATATGAAGCCAGACGGCTCGGCTTTTTACACGACTTGCTCATCAAGACGAGCAGTATATCGGTATAATATGAGCAGTGCATTTAATATTGGTACTGCGATTTATAATTCTACGCTGTCAGTTTCTACAAATGCGTATGGTGTATCTGGTATAACTTTTAAACCAGACGGCACAAAGATGTACCTAACCGATATTGACTCCGATAGTGTAAGGAGTTGGACGCTTAGTACTGCATGGGACATAACCACAGCGTCTTATGACAGCGTTTCAGTGTCGATATCAAACAACCCTGCTGGAGTTAGGTTTAAACCAGACGGCACACGAATGTACGTGGTAGAAGATAACTCTGACGATGTACGAGAATATACCCTTAGTACAGCATGGAATCTTTCAACTGCATCATTTTCACGAGAGTTCAATTTAACTTCGTATCAAAACAAACCAGCTGAAATTTTAATATCACCTAATGGCGATAAGCTTTTTGTTTGTGGCATTAATTCTTCATTAAATCAATCTGATGTAGATGAATTTACGCTTAGTACACCGTGGGACATCACTTCAGCAAGTCATGTACAAACCTTCGATGCTTCTTTTGTTGCGCGAACCATAACAGGCATGGATTTCAACAATGACGGTACTTCGCTTTTTTTACAATACAAAACTGAAATAATTGAAATTGACCTTACGTCTTAGAGAAAGTTAAATCATGGCAAAACTATCCTCAAAAATCGTACCGTCAGGTGTTGTAACACCAAGTAGTTCAGATACACTGACCAATAAGACAATCAGTGGAGCTACTCTTTCTGGTACACTTAGTGGTAACGCTACTTTAAGTGGAAACCTAACTTTAAGTGGGGATACTACTTTAAGTGGGGATACTGCTTTCAGTGGTGCCATAGATGAAGCTGTATACAACCTAACAGGTACTGCGTTAGACCCTAGCAACGGAACTATTCAAACTAAAACTTTATCTGCTAACACAACCCTAACAGATAGTGTTTCTGAAGGGGAAAGCATGACCTTGATGATTGACGATGGCACTGCCTACACTATAACATGGCCCACAATGACTTGGGTGAACAACGGCGGCTCTGCACCTACACTAGCAACAACTGGTTACACTGTTATAGCAATTTGGAAAGTTAGTACCACTTTGTACGGAGCTTTAGTTGGAGATGGTTCATAATGCTTTGGCATAAGTCTCAGGGCGCAGGAGGAGTTGGCGCAGGCGGTGGCAGCGGTGAGGACTTGTATAATGCGTTCTACTCTGTGGCAGAGTTTCAAAATAATGATAGCATGAACGAGACGACTTCAAATTACAGCGTAAGCGAAGTGCAACAAAATTATAGCGGAACGGGAAGGCTATATTTAATCCACAAGGCAACTGGTGCTACATCATATTACAATGATGCGCCAATTGCATGCATCCAAGTCTTAAACGAAAGCGGGACATCAATAAACCAGCAATGGTGGTTTGGGTCTGCAACCAATATTGGTCAGGGGTGGACAACGCACACTTCTCAACACAACCTTGGCAGTGTCGGCAGTGGTGTAAGCATAACGCCCTCTCAAGCTGAATCAAACTACCTATTTATTAATGCGGTAGCGCTCGGCAATACTGCTAATCGTTTCACTATTGCACACAGCACTAGCTCCAGTGATACGGGCGCTGCTGGTGGAATTTCACAACCTAGCTCACCGATGACCCTTGGTGAGAAAACAATGTCTCAAGGGACAACGTATGATTATTATATGTACAGGGAGACCAGCGGTGCGACCGTTCCTTTTTGCTCTCTTTGCTGTAGTCCATCGAGAACTTGGACAAGCGGCGAAATAATAAGAATAGCATATATTATCGGAAACGTCGGTACCACGAACTACTACACTCCTGATGATACATTCTTTCTGGGGATACAGTAATGTTAGGTTTTGACGCACTCGAAAAAAGAAGGAGTTTATCATGTATCTTAAAATTGTAAATAATAACCCAACAGCGTATTCATTAAGGCAATTGAAGGCAGAAAATCCAGATGTAAGTTTTCCTAAATCAATCCCATCTGCCACATTAGCTTTATACGATGTATATGCTTATACCCGCCCGGACGTACCAAGCTTTGACGCTAATACACAACAGGTCATTGATGGGTCATTCGAGCAAGACGCTGAAGGCGCATGGTCCTACACATATTCTGTAACAAATTTACCCGAACAGGAAGCTGCACACAATGTCCGAAATGAAAGAGATAAACGTCTAAGTGAGACCGACTATCTTGCACTTTCTGATAATACTTTAACATCTGCGATGAGAACCTACCGACAATCACTTCGTGATATAACAGACCAATCAGGTTTCCCATTTAGTGTAACTTGGCCCACTAAACCGGAGTAATAAATGTTAGGTTTCTCCCCATTAGCGTCTGCGCCACTAGCGGATAGTGGGGTTACATCTGTTGACTATTCTTTAACAGCAGATGCTGGGAGCTTTGCGCTTACGGGGCAAACTGCGGATCTAAACGTAGGTCGCAATCTTGTTGCTGCTGTTGGGTCTTTCACTCTGACAGGGCAAGCGGCGGGCTTTGCTAAGGCGTTAAATGTTGCGGGGGGAGCGGGCAGCTTTACGCTTACGGGACAAAACGCTGGTATTCTTATTGGTGAAATCTTTGAGACTGGAGCCTTTTCGCTTGCTGGTCAGACAGTCGGCCTTAATAAAGCTGTTGTTATGTCAGCAGCAGCAGGCAGTTTTACAGTAACGGGTCAAACTGCTGGGCTTAATAAAGCTTTAAATTTAGCGGGTGATGCGGGGTCTTTTACTGCAACAGGCCAAACGGTTAACCTTAATAAAGCATTAAATGTTGCAGCAGCAACAGGCAGTTTTGCAGTTACAGGTCAAACCGCTGATTTCGTTAAGGCTCTGAATGTAAGCGGGGGTGCAGGTAGCTTTGCTTTGACAGGTCAGAGCGCGGGTATTTTAATCGGAGAGATTTTTGAGACAGGAGCTTTTGCGCTTACTGGTCAAACATCTGCATTAAATAAAGCAGTTCGTATGTCAGCGGATGCTGGATCTTTCTCTGCTACGGGACAAGATGCGGCCTTTGGAAATGCCTTTGTTTTATCAGGCGGCACAGGGTCGTTTACATTAACAGGCCAAACAGCGGGTATGGTAAAAGCCCTTAATGTTTCTGGGGGCACGGGGTCATTCACTCTTACAGGGCAAGCTGTAGATTTAGACAAGGCTGTAAATATATCTGGGGGCACAGGGTCGTTTTCGCTTACGGGCCAGACTGCCAACTTTGAAAATGCTTACTTGTTGGCAGCAGCAACTGGATCGTTTGCCCTTACGGGTAGTGCGGTAGACTTTGGAATTGGCGAAGCATTTGGAACGGGGAGCTTTACGCTCACTGGTCAAAGCATTAATCTGAACAAGGCTGTCCGCATTTCCGCAGATGCTGGCAGTTTTGCTTTGTCTGGACAGGCTGCTGTTCTTGATCCCAACTTTGGTAATAAACTTATTGCTCAGGTCGGAAGCTTTGCGGTTACTGGGCAAGCTGCACAACTTATAAAATCATTTTCTGTAGATTTTGGGGCGGGCAGCTTTGCTCTTTCAGGGCAAGAAATTGACTTTGGTATTGGCGAAAGCTTTGGGGCAGGTAGCTTTGCTCTTACAGGTCCAGCCGTTACTTTAAATAAAGCTGTAGTTTTATCTGCGGGCACAGGATCATTTGCTCTTACAGGGCAGAGCGTTGATTTAGATAAAGGGCTTAATTTATCTGGCGGTACGGGTTTATTTACTCTTACGGGGCAAACAGTAAATCTTAACAAGGGAAGAGCTTTAAGCGCGGGTACAGGTTCATTTGCGCTTACGGGACAAGCTGTAGAGTTCAACAAAGCGCTTAGGGAAGTCGCGGGTACAGGTTCCTTTACTCTTACGGGGCAAGACGTATCTCTTGCTGCGGGCGCTCTTCTTAATGCAGAAACGGGTAGCTTCGCCCTTACAGGTCAGGATGCAAGCTTTAATGAAGCTAGGGTACTTAGTGCAGACGTAGGTTCATTCACCCTCACAGGCCAAGCTGCAACCATAAACCGCGAGATAAATATATCTGGGGGCACGGGTTCATTCGCGCTGACAGGTCAGAATGCGGGTATCCTAATTGGCGAAATATTTGAGACAGGCGCGTTTGCACTATCTGGTCAAACTGTTGGACTAAAGAAGGATCTTAATTTAAGCGCAGGGGTAGGCTCCTTTGCTCTGACAGGGCAAAATGTTTCTATTGTTGTTGGCGCAAGATTAGAGGCGGATGCGGGTTCGTTTGCTCTAACAGGCCAAGATGCGACACTTAAAAAATCCTTAACAGAAGCCTTTGGCGCAGGGTCTTTCTCCTTAACGGGTCAAGATGCGGATTTAGTTGAAGCCAGAAACTATAACTTTACTGCGAATCATGGCTCCTTCAGCCTTACAGGGCAGACTGTTGATTTAAAATTAGGCGTCTTACTGGAGGCGGGTGCAGGTTCGTTTGCCCTTGCAGGGCAAGACGTTGGATTTAATCTCGCAATAAGTATGCCTGCGGGTGCAGGTTCGTTTACTCTTACAGGTCAAGCTGTAGACTTTGTTCGCACCAGAAAGTTAATTGCAGATGCGGGGTCTTTTGCTCTAACGGGCCAAGATGCTACTTTCGTCGCGGGGATCGCGGTTACTGGCGTGGAGATGACAATTTCCATTGGGCAGGTAATGGTGTATGGTTTGATAGTTCCAACGCAAGATCCAAACTGGGTTCTTATAGACCCAACGCAAGATCCAAACTGGACAGAAATAACTCCTTCAGATGACCCAGAGTGGACACTTGTTGCTTAAATACGGTAATTCAAATATAATAAGTTCTATAGAACTTTTCAGGTAGGT